CGTTGGGTTCCATGCCATGCCATGCGCGTTACCGGAACCCATGTTAGACTCAGGTCCCGTGACCAACGAACCCCCAGACAACCGCATCACCCTTCGACAATCATGGCTCAACGAACTCGCCATGTGCCCGGAGCGGGCACGGCAATCCATGCTGGGGATCTCCGTGGACACCGACTCCACGTCCACCGTGCTGGGATCAGCAGTCCACTACGGCATTGAACAATGCTTGGATCAGCAGATCAACACCGGCGATCCCCTGTCCATGGGCGATACGATCAGCGCATCCATGGACTATTGGGCGCAACACGAAATCAACATTGTGCGCTGGAACCACAAGCCGGGCGAGCCGGAAAAGATCGTTCAGTTGAACACCGAAGCATGGTGGGAACAGGTACGCCCAACCATCCACCCGTTACAGGTCGAATACACTTTTGAGTTGCCGCTGGTAACCGACCACGAACCGGAGATTTGGTTGCGGGGAACCATCGACTGTGTGCAACAGGCACCCAGTCCGATAGTGGATTGGAAAAACCCGGGGCGTAAGCCGTCCGCTGAGTGGGAGAAGAAACGCTGGTCGGTGCAGGCCGCTGCTTATACGTGGGCGATGCAAACCGAAATCCACGGTGACAATGAGCCGCGTGGGTTTGAGTTCGTGTACCTTGTGAAGGGTGACGTGTACCGCACCCTCGTTGATGTCGGACCCGCTGAGTGGGCCAGTCTGGTCGCTCTGGCCCGCTCCGCGGGGACACTCATATCCGCTGACCTGCCGGTCTGGCCGTTGAACATGGCCGGGTGGCATTGTTCCCCCAAGTGGTGTGGTTCGTGGGGTTCATGCCGCGGCAGGTTCGCGGGACCAGATCCATGGAACCAACTAGAAAAGGGGTAGATACCATGGCTGCTGCAACAGCAAAAACAACAGCGAAACAATCAGACAACACGTTCACCGTGTTCCGCAGGCAGGTCATACAGACCGGCAGTTACGAACCGTCCGAAGCGTCATGCTCCGTGACCATCTCGTTGAACGGTGAAGATGACATGAGCGCGGTGGCTGCCCTCATCTCAGAGTGGGGCACCACACTGGACATCGCCAACTACGAGGCGCTGGGCCTTCCCTACGAGATAGAAGAAGGCGGCATCAGGAGGTTGGAGAAAAGCCTTCCCGGGCCTGCAGAGGCTGCTCCCGTGGCCTACGCTCCACCCGGGAATACGCCCCCGCCCGCAGCCGGTACGAAAGACGCCGGGTGGCGTGATCTGATGGACAACAAGGCCAGTTGGTTCGACCCGAACTGGCAGAAGAAACTGGACGGCTCGTTCACCAACATGAAAAGCCCCGACTACAAGCACAAGACCAACGGGCAGGCGCTGTGGATGACCAAACCCAGTGGTGATTCACAAGTCCCGTCGTGGTTCATCTGCCCGTTCACCGGGAAGAACGCCGACGAACTCACACAGATCAGCCTGCAACTCCGCGCCTGACAACTATTCGGTGAATAGTCATGCCGGTGTTACCTGAACAGGAAGTTGCCCGTCGCCTCGCCGGGATAGCAGGGGGTGAGGCGGCGGGCACACCTCCCGGTGATGAGCCGAAACGGTGGGCTGCCACCCACACTGTGGTGGACAACCTCATCGGGTTCATCCGCAACCCGGCTGCCCGCTGGTACTTGGGGTTCCCCGAGATTGATCTAGCCAGCCGTGGCGTAGGTAAGGGTGAGGTGCTGCTGGTGGTGGGACGCTCCCACACTGGGAAGTCGCAGATCCTCCTCAACAGTATTGTCAGCAACCTGATAAACGACGCGGCAGCCCGAGTGGTGATCTTCGCCATGGACGAGCCGCGTGAACTGGTCGCCATGAAACTCTTTTGCCTACTGCAGGGGCGCTCATCCGGTGACGTGGAGGAGGCCATCAAAGCGGGCGACAAGGCGACGCTGACCCAGTTGAACGAAGCGGGCGAGAAGGAACTGTCCCGTGTCGCCATAGTCGATGCGTGCCTCTCGTTGGATTCCATGACCGACGTGATGACCGAGGCCCGCGAGTGGTGGGGGTGCGACCCGTCGTTCGTGATGATGGACTACTTGGAACTGCTGCCCGGTGGCGAGTCGGACACGGAGGGTGTGACCTCCAAAGCGCAGGCTGTGAAACGGTGGGCTAAAGCACAGCGGGTGCCCATCGGGTTGGTGCACCAGTCAGGCCGGGGCAGCGCACCCCCCGGTCATTCGGGTGGCATCCACGCCGGACGGTACGGCGGTGAACACGAGGCGATCTTCGTCATCGAGGTGTACCGCAAGAAGGACCGGCATGACCTGTCCCCTTGGGAACGCGAGTATCACGCCAACAGTATCAATCTGAACCTGTGTAAGAATAAGCGCACGGCGAGATTGGTGGATCAGGTGTATTACTTGGACCCGGAGTGCGGGAACGTGCACCCCTACTGGGAGGAGTTGATCCCCAGTGGACGCTCCTGAGTTCACCGTTCAGAAACTGTCGGTTCCGTTGGGGGCCGGTCTTTGGGTGAAACGGTGGGTGGTCTTACAGGATGGCACCATCAGAGATTGGTTCACCAACCCGGAGCAGGCCCGGGTGTTCGTGGACACGCAAACCCAGAACTGGGTGGCTGATGATTCTTGACGGTCAGACTGTGGCTGACTTCGCGTTGCTGTTCCGCGGAGGGAAAGTTGCTATTGATTCTCCCGATGACGACCGGGGGTTCAGGCCATGGCAGACCGACAGCGGCGGGTTCATCCCGGCAGACGGTAAAGACTGGATCAACGTGGTGGACAACCACTTGAACACCGGCCCCTCTGTCGGGGTGTACCCGCTGTTTGTCCACGATGATGTGCACAAGGTTTACTGGGGGTGCGTGGACTGGGACAGCGGCCCGGAAGAATCGTGGACGCACGCCAAGAACGTGTGGGAAGTGCTGCGCCAACTGGGTGTCCGCTCGTGGGTGGAACAGTCACGGTCCAAAGGGTTCCACGTGTGGGTTTTCTTTCAGGACGCCATGCCCGCTGTTGATGTGCGTGAGGGGCTGTTGGGTGCGTGTGCTGTGGTGGAGGCACCAGCCAAGGAGGTCAACCCGAAGCAGGTGGAACTATCAGAGCGCGGGTGGGGCAACGGGATGCGGTTGCCTTACGGTCGGTTGCGCCGACCGGGTGGCGGGCAGGAGATGAAGGACCCGTCGGTGACGTTCAGCATGATGCCGGTGACCATTTTTGTACCCAAGGCTCTCGCCCACCGTACCGCTGCTGAAACGTGGGAGGCTGTGAGAGCCATTTACAGCCCCCCTGAGGCGTTCCCGCTCCCCCCCGTGGGTGATCCCCCATCTGGGCCTATGAAAGGCTTGGCGGGGCACGTACGGCGCTACGGGCCGAGGCCCACTGTGGACAAGCCGCAAGGTGACCGGTCAGCGACCCTGTTCAACCTTGCCTGTGCCATGACCCGGCAAGGCTACGATCAGCGGGCGATCATACGCGAGTTGGAGGATGCCGACACAGAGTGGGGCGGTAAGTATACTGACCGCCCAGACGGTGACCGAATCCTATGGAAGATGGTGACTGATGCCCAAGCGAAAGCCGGGCGCCCTCAACCCACACCCAACCTATAGCGTTGTAGTGGCGAGACGCCCCAAGGTCAAGGCCCGACCGAGGCACAACAAGAAGGGGCAGGTGTTCACCCCCCGGTCCACGTTGGAGGAAGAAGACTACGTGGCGCAGGCGTGGACCGAGCAGGTCGGGGAGATGATCGAAGGCCCGCTGGAAGTGTATTTGGTTTACAGCCCCACCGAAACGGTGCTGCATGTCATACCCTCACCGCACGTGGCGCGCACCCTCCGAGGTGACCTTGACAACTATGTGAAACTCACGTTGGATGCTCTGAATAAAGTAGCGTGGGACGATGACGGGCAGGTGGTTCGCATTCATGCCGTGAAAGTAGACGTGGACGAACGGCACCAAACCAACCGCAAAACGTCGTGATACTAGAGGTGGGCATAGACGAGGCGATGCGCGTCGAAGCGCAACGTAAAGCCACCGAGATGGGTCCCATCAACAACTCGTTTCTGCGCGGCGAAGGCAACGTGTACGGGTTCATCGGTGAACTCATGTTCGCGCAGGTCACCGGAGGCGAAGTGGACAACACGTACGAATGGGACGTGGTGATGCCCAACGGTGTCACCGTCGATGTGAAAACCAAATGTGTCACATCACCACCGTTCCCCGACTATGATTGTTCGGTGGCTGCCGCGCAAGTCCAGCAGATGTGCGACTACTATGCGTTTGTGCGCGTCTTGAAAGACCTCAGCATGGGCTGGTATCTGGGGGCATTGACCAAACCCACGTTCTTCAACACCGCACGGTGGTTGAAAGCCGGGACGGTTGACGGGTCCAACGGGTGGGCACCACCCGTGGACTGCTACAACGTGAAGATCAGCGACCTTTACTTGGACCCTGCCCAACCTGACGCCCTGCCCACCGATGAGCAAGACCCGGGAGTACCCGCAAGACCCCACTAAAACATGGTGGCAACAGCGGTCCTCACAAACCCGAAGTGCGCGACGGCGCACCCCCATGTTCCAACACCGGCCCGACACGTGGCTGGAAGCCGTCATGGAGCAGGCACCCGGCGCTCAACGCGCCGACACACTACCGTTAGACGCCACCAATCAACTACGCGAAGCGCTCGCTGACGCCATCGACCAGTTGGGCGACGAAGACCGGTGGATCATCGACCGCCTGTTCATCGAAGGCATGTCGCTGCGCAAAACCGGTGCGGTTCTCAGCATCCCCAAGACGACACTGGCCCGCAGACGCGACGCTATACGCCGGTTTCTGTTAGTAGAGTTGGCTGGTGACCCGCGGGTCAGACAGTGGTTACTCTAACTCCCCGACCGCTAAACACTGCCGGACCATCCCCATCAGCGACGTGACCCACACTCCGAAAGCCTGCTGGGCGTCCTCAATGCCATCTACGCCAGCGTAAAACGCGGCGAGTAGGTGTTCAGCCTCGTCCTCGTGGAAGACCAGCAGCATCCCCAACAGGCCGTCTGATGACCACTTGGCGTGCGTGCCATCAACACTGTCGAACAGATGCGCCGTCTCCTGAAGTTCGGCGTAGATTTCTTTCTCCACAGCGCGACCTTCTACCTCAATGAACTCCGTCCACTTGGCGTCAAGGTCCGCTGGGTCCATCACTAGCCCGTGACGTGATCCCGAGCGTACGTCTTGATAACCGACAGAGCAGCAGCCACGCCACCCACAAGGGCCACCTTCCACGTGCCCATGTCCCCGACCACAAACAGGGCCAAGAACGCTTGCGCGAAAGTCCACCCTGCCCGTTCCAAAAGATTCTTCATTTCTTCTTCCCCTTGTTAGACCGTCTAGAATAGTCGTGTGCAATAGCAGCAGCCTGATCGCGAGGGTAACCCTCACCGATCAGTTTGCCGATGTTCTTAGAAACAGTGTCCTGACCGCGGCCCTTCCTGAGCGGCATGGTCAGTACCTTGGCCGTGGACGCTTCCTGCCCATGACTACCGGCGCCACAAAGCAGAGCGTGCCGCCGACTTGGACTGCCCCGCCGGGGGGCGGAACGTCTTGCCACGCGTGATGGTGTCCACCAGCACACGCCCGGCCTGAACCAGTTTCGGTGTCTTACCGTCCCTGTGCATGTCGCCTACTTTCCGAACGGGCGGCCACCGTTAGCGGCGTTGCCCAACTTGGTGCCCCGCAGATACGCGGCAGCCTTCTTAGCCTTCTGACTCATGTCCCACATGTTGAAAGAGGACGACGAATCGTAAGGCTGATCGTTCTGAGAACCGAAAGTGTCCTCAAATGTTGTGTAACCTCTGCCCTTTGGCATACGTTTCCTTACTGTAAGAACAGGGCGCCGAACGTGTCACCGTTCACCACCCCGTCAACCTTCAGAAACCCCTGCGATTTCTGAAACTCTCGCACCGCCTTAGCGGTACGCCGACCGAAGACCCCATCAACCACCCCCGGGTCGAACCCCCGGTCGGTCAACCGGTTCT